GTTCGATGGCGTGGCACTGGTCATATTGGAAGGCAAGTTGGCATCGTCAATCTCAATCGGTTCAGGCTGTTCAGTTGGCTCAAAGTCGTAATCCTTGTATGGATATTGCGGGTTCTTCTTGTTCTCCCGAACATCCAAGTCCATCTTGACAATCTTCCCGATTGCCCCACCAAAGTTGAACGCAGTGACGAGATGATCGATGTCTTCCCAGTCCTCGTCCTTCAATGTGACGCCGCATGCATTAGCAAGTTTTGCAACAAGTTTAATGTGACCGGAAAGTACACGATCCGGTACCTGTTTACCAGTTGAGGTCACCTCATCAAAATTGAACATGTTGTAGTCCTTGGTGCCCACCTGGTCGCCAATATTGACCTCTGTGATGATCCGCAGGCCGTCCCAGCCGCCTTTTGAAACGTAATGGTCAATTGTATTCACCACCACGTCATATTGTCCTGAAGGCAATCCTAGGGGCTGATTAGGGCTATCCTTCGTTGAATCGAATCCTGCCAAAACTTCCTGTGCTTTATCAAGTAAACCCATTATTTAGTCTCTCCTTTGTTTGTCTGTACCCGGGTGGAAAATACGCCCGGAACATTGTCCAATACTCTTAAAATACCCTTGTCGGTAATATCATCACGGTAGTATTTTCGCCGCTGGTCAGTGACTCGGCGAATGTAGTTCTTTCCCACTCGTTTGGTTTGAATAACCAGATCCGAGTTCCCGTTAACGACGTTGTAATATTTTGTTTTCAAGCTGGGAACTTCCACGGTTTCAGTTCCAACTCCGTCGCTAACTTCCGCAATCCGGGAGATGTACACCACGTTCATGTCCAGGGCTTTGAGCTCCAAAATAAATTCTTGAAACAGCGTGTTGAACATTGAATATCCTCGCCCGTATGGGACATCAGCCAGCGTTTCAACCTTGTTGCGGGCAGAAATGGCTTGCTCCAGCATGACCACTAAGTCGTCAATAACATCTACCACAATTGTTTTGTACCCATGCTGCTCGTTCATCAAAGCCAGAATAATCTCGTCCAGTTGCTTAATGACATCTTGCTTAAGCGTGCGATTAGGCCCCTTAACGTTCCTAATTTGGATTGATGGAGCGGAGTTTTCCAACGCATTCCCGTCAGTGTTTAAGAATAACGGAGCCGGAAAATGCTCTGCCAAGTATGATTTACCGCTCATGGTGGCACCCCAGATGAAAAAGTTATGCGGAATGTCAACGGTCTTCTGTGGTTCGTTTTTGGGTAGTACACTCATCTAACAAAACCTCTCTTCTTTCCTACGACATAGGCCCATCCCGGTTTATATCCATGGAGTCTGGCGTAATATTGAAGCTGGATCATGTTTTCCAACTGGTCAGGAGTCTTATCGGCAATCCACTTCATCATTTCGCTGTCTCGAATCATATGAGCTATCTCCACTCGGCGTTTCGCCTGTTGCTTCGCTTGACTCACTTCCACTAGGTCGGCGTCAATGTGAACTGGGCCGCTTTCTTCATCTGGGACAGTCAACTTCCGCCCGCATATGGGGCAGGTCTTGCGCCCCTTGCGATAGAAAGTTGCAAAGCAATATGGGCATGTCGTTGTGGGCGTGATCGTCTCGCCGTGCTTTCGCCCAGCAGTTTGTGTCCCTTTAAGTGTCCAGCTTCGTTCATCAATTGGCAGCCCGAACCGGCTTAGGTTGTCCACATGGTCAATAATTACTGCCGTTTTGCCAGCTCGTGGATTCATCGCCCGCATGGAGAATTGTAAATAGAGCGATAGTGATTGAGTGGGCCGCATCATAATGACACAATCCACGTTGGGCAAGTCCAACCCCTCGGTAAACAGTTCCGCATTGGTCAGTATCGTGATTTTTCCATCTCTATACCGTTGAATTAAACGGTCACGTTCTTCTTTAGGCGTGGCTCCATCTACTTCTGCCGCCGAAATGCCAGCATCATTGAAATTCTTAGCGAGTTGTTTTGCAGATTGAACATTGTATGCGTAAGCAATTGCTTGCATGCCCCTGGCGTGGGCCAAATACATTTTCACAGCATTGGAGTAAATCTTTGGTTTCAACGCCTCCGCTACTGATTGCTCGTCAAATTCACCATTAGCTTTTGTTTTTAGCTCTGCCGTATTGATGTCCGGGGGTCTAAAATATCTGATTGGGGCCAGAAAGCCATGCTTGATTAAATTACCCATTGACTGTCCAGGAATTAAGCAATCAGCTACTCCCTCAAAGCCCGCACCATTCATTCGCCAGGGTGTGGCGGTTACCATGATCCGCACCGCTCTGGGAAATGCATCAATGATTCGCCGATACGATTTTGCCAACACATGATGTGCTTCGTCGATCATGATGATGGTTGGTTCTGATAATTCGCCGACATGTCGTGTCATCGTCTGGACCATTCCCATTGTCACCAGTGACATATCAACGCCTTGCTCCTCGAAGGTCCGCCTTGCCTGGTCAACCAGTTCCTTACGGTGGACCAGAAATAGCACACTATTGCCCTTTCGGGTTGCCCGTCTGGCAATTTCGGCCATGATTACTGTCTTTCCCGTTCGCGGAGGTTGCTGCACCATGATTGACCGATGACCGAGTTTCAGCTGCTCGTAAATCCGGTTGATAGTTACCTCTTGGTAGTTGCGTAGCTTATACATGACGTCCATCAGAGTCTGCCACAATCAGGTTATCCATGGCCCAACGGATCATAGTATCCACAATTTCTTTCATGGATAAATTCGTGTCAGCAGACAGCTGTTTCAACTTTTCATGCAATTCAATCGGGATGAAAACCGGCATTGTCGCCTGGGCTTCCTTCCTACCTCGAATAAGCACTAACTTGTTTTGTGGAGTAACTTCAGTTATTGCTTTCATGATAGTTTCCTCCTTACCGAATCCGTGGTGACCAATTAGTGTGCAGTTCAGCGCCTACAATCGTTGTGCCGGCTTCGAGCGCTTCCCTAATGGACCGTTTGTCCGGAACATGCGTAACTTTCTTGGTCACATACTGCGGCGGCAGCAACCGATAGTCCTCTGGCACCTGAACCGACGTGGAAGCCTGAATCCAAACCGTGAGCGTCGGCGTTTTCACTTTATTAATCCCGGCGACCTGAAAAGCGTCAGTCAATGCTTGTTTCAAGCGATCACGATTACTTGTCAGCCCTCGCCGACGATCATTTAGTCGCTTGATTTCAGCGTCCACTTCGGCAATGTTGTTATCTACCGACTTAATGACATAGGCGTAACCGACCGCCCTCTCCTTGATGCCATCCTTGATGGAAGCCAGCGTGTCTTTAATTGCTTCCGGGTCGCTCTCGGGGTCGGCAGCTAATGCTTCCACCCTGGCGTAAGCACCCTGCAAATCGTATAATGCAGCCATAAGTTAATCTCCTTTCAGGCCGTCTGACGTGCCAGCGTCTGCGGCTTTTTCAACGGCTTCAATTTCGTCGATGTACTCAGTTAACAACCGGATTCGCACCGAGTATGTTAGAGCCTCATCATCATTGAAGTGTTCGCCCTCGATAATCATTTTGGTCAGTGCTTCCACGTTGTCTTGCCGCTCACCGACCAGTTCCTGATATAGGTGGGTGGCTGATGTTTTATAAATGCTAGTCAACATTTCTTTTCCTCCGATCATTTGTCTGGATAAAGCACCGGGCGCATTCGCCGAGCAATGAGCACCAAGTCGGCCTTATGCTTGTCCCAAATATCAATAAATTCGTCAGCAAACACATCGTAATGGCCGTGTGCTTTCTCGCTGGGAATCACAACTTTCTTAAGCAGCTCATGTCCATCAGTACTGCGCAGGATGCACTGCATGAATTTGTAATCCTTACCAATGTACTTATAAGCTTGCCGAAGCGACCAAACACCATGCAGGTTTTCATGGCTGCTTGCTGACTTGAGCCGCTGGTACTCCGCGAATTCTTCATCGTCGAGTGCCGTGTAGTGATGACTGTCGATCCTCATATCGATCATCTGTATCGTCACCTCCTTTCCAATCATTCCGGAGCAGCTTGACAACTTCGTGCCGGTTTCCCCAAACTGCTTTACCTTCTGACCAGCAGACACTGATGATGATGCCGCCAATGACGGCGGACGGGATGTCAATGACTAGCATGCCAATCAACCCTTTCATAAATTTTCACGGTTCGCCAGCTTCCGGAAGTGGGATAATTGTGGCACCACAGGAAGGAGGTGATGTTATGGGTGTGGAATTTAATTTCAACGAAAAGAGCTTTGAGAAGAAGCTTCGTAAAGAAGTCAAGAAGAATGCATTAAACGCTTCTTACGACTTTACATGTCCCAAATGCGGTGCCATTTTTAAGGCCCAGGTCGGCAAAAACGTTTGCCCCAAATGTGGTACTGAGATTGAGCTGAAACCAGATTCATCGTGGAACAAACTCTAGTTTTTCTCAGAAGTCAGCTGGTCCAATAACCGGTTGGCTTTTTCTAGTGTCGTTTCGAGCTCTTTTGCTAACTGCAGCGACTTCTCCAATTCTTTGGTGTCCACTTTGATTGGTACCGTGATTGTTTCTGCTTTACTCATTTAAACTGCCTCCGTTTCTCGCTCGATTACCGGTAAGATTCCACGTGCTTTCAGAAACTCGTAAATGAATTTGTGTCCCTTCTGCGTCCACTTGGTGCTGGGCTGAATGTCTACTCGGCCATCACTGTGTACGTATGGTACTGGCACTGTGTGTGTGTAACCATGGCCTTGGTATTGGCTGTACAGATACCAACTTCCTGATTGCTTATACTGAATGACCCAGCTGTGCAAGAGAGAATTGAACATTCTGGCTGACATGCCGTAGTTCATTGCGATAGACGTGGTGGTCACAAGACCTTTGCTCGCCAGAATCATGTCGTAGTAGTCCGCCTTAGGCTTCAGCTCTTGGACCTGCTGCTCAGCAATCAGGCGGCCAGAACGTTCCTGTTTGAGCTGTGTTGCCAAATTGATGATCGTGTCCGGGTTCAGCAATGCCTTCTCAATCGTTTCCGGTGTCATGTACGCGCCGTGCTTGCGAATGGACGGGAGAACGTCCTCATACACCCAGTCTTGGAAAGGGCCGGCGCTCGGTAGTTTGCTTTCAC